ACTTAACTCAAAAACTAAAACAAAAAAAATAGAAAAGATCGAAGAAAAAATTGAAGACAATGAAAAACAAATTGTCGAAACAGAAAAAAAGATTGAAGTAATTAAAGAAAAAACAGTTGCTGCAAAAAAAGAAGCTGTTAAAATTAAAAATGAAATTGCTAAAATTGAAGAAGCTAAAGAAACGATTGAAGTTGTCGAAGTAGCAATCGAAGATGCAAAAGAAAACATTTTGAAAAAAACACGTAGAAAAAAATGAAAAAACTAATCATAATTTTAATGTTCCCGGCAATTGCATTTTCTCAAAAAGGAAAAGCAAAGCCCGATACATGTTTCACTCAATCAGAGTTAGCAGATATTTCTTTTATATTGGATTCATTGTGGACTGCAGATGATATTAACAATGAATTGATTTTTAAATATCGAGGATTAGTTAAACAACAAGATTCAATTGCAACATTGGATTCTATGCATATTGCGGAACAATCCACTGAAATTAAATTGTTAAAATCTAACATTGATTTATATAAAGAACAAATTAGATTAATGCAACCAAAATGGACTGATAAAAAAAGCTTATGGTTTGGATTCGGATTTTTATCAGCATTAGGATCAGGAATTCTAGTTAACCAGTTAGTAAAATAATATGATGCAACCAAATTTAAAACAGATCATTCAGCAACAATACACAATGTGTGCTAAAGATCCTGTTTTCTTTATGCGTCAATATTGTTATATTCAACACCCGAAAAAGGGTAAGATTAAATTTAACTTGTTCCCGTTTCAGGAAACATCATTATCTGAATTACGAGATAACCGATACAGTGTTATCCTTAAGTCTCGTCAGTTAGGTATATCAACATTATCAGCCGGCTTTGCACTTTGGTCAATGTTATTCAAAGAAGACTTCAACGTGTTAGTTATTGCAACAACACAAGAAGTAGCAAAAAACCTTGTAACTAAAGTACGTGTCATGCACGACAATTTACCTAGTTGGTTAAAAGGTAATATTGAAGCTGATAATAAACTTTCATTGAAATTTAAAAACGGCTCACAAATTAAAGCAGTATCATCTGCAACAACTGGAGCACGTTCAGAAGCCTTATCATTGCTTATTATAGATGAGGCTGCATTTATCCGTAATATTGAAGAAATATGGATAGCATCCCAAGCAACACTATCAACTGGTGGGGGTGCAATTGTATTATCTACTCCTAACGGTGTGGGTAACTGGTTTCACTCAGTTTGGTCTGAAGCTGAACAAGAGATTAATGGATTCCACACAATTAAACTGCATTGGACCGTACATCCAGACCGAGATCAGGATTGGCGAGATGATCAAACGAAATTATTAGGTGAACGAGGTGCTGCACAAGAATGTGATTGTGACTTTGTTAGTTCCGGACATACTGTAGTAGATGGTGGAATATTATTAGACTACGAGAATCAATGTATAGATCCAATTGAAAAACGAGGATTTGATAATGGTTATTGGGTTTGGGAATATCCTAACTATGATCGTAATTATATTGTTGTAGCTGACGTTGCCCGAGGAGATGGTGGTGACTGGTCAACATTCCATGTTATTGATACTATTGATATAAAACAAGTTGCTGAGTATAAAGGTAAACTACCACCGAAGGATTTTGGGAATATGTTATATACGGTAGCAACTGAATGGAACAATGCATTGCTAGCAGTTGAGAATGCTAATATCGGATGGGCTGCAATTCAACCTATTTTAGATAGAGGCTATGACAATTTATTCTATACATATAAAGATGATGGTTATGTAGATGTCGATGTGCAATTGAAAAAAGGTTATGATATGAAAGATAAGAGCCAAATGGTTCCTGGAGTATCAACCACATCGCGTACACGTCCATTAATGATTTCAGCATTAGAAATGTATATGCGTGAAAAAACACCGATAATACGTTCTAAGCGCTTGATACAAGAACTATTCGTGTTTGTCTGGCTAAATGGTAAAGCTCAAGCTCAATCCGGCTATAACGATGACTTAGTTATGGCATACGCAATTGGATTATGGTTACGAGACACTTCACTTAAACTTCGCCAACAAGGAATTGAACTTACAAAAAATTCATTATCACATTTTCAAAAAACAGAACCAGTTATTTATACCGGTAAACCTGCAAATTCAGCAGATGGCTGGAATTGGAATAATGGTCGAGATAATGAAAATCTAACATGGTTAATTTAAAAACACCCATGGTTCTGTAACGAGTAATATTTATATTAAAATAAAATAATATTATGGCGTCACTACAGAAACGTTTAAAGAATCTTTTTGCTACAAATGTTATCGTCCGTGCTTACGGAAAAGATAAAGTACGGGTTGTTGATACAAACCGATTGCAAGGTGTTGGAAACTTAGGTCAGAGTAAAATTGCTGATAGATATACCAGAATGCATGGTGCTAATAAGCACATGGTTGGTGGAATGGGTGGATATGATTCTAACTATTACATGCAGCAAAACCGCATGCAACTATATGCTGATTATGAAATGATGGATAAAGATCCAATCATTAGTGCTGCATTGGATATCTATTCAGATGAATCTACATTAGAAGATCAATTCCAAGAAATTCTAACAATTAGAACAAATAACACACAAATTCAAAAAATACTTTATAATTTATTTTATGATGTATTGAACATTGAATTCAATTTATGGACATGGATTCGTAACATGACCAAATATGGTGA